TGGTAAAGGCGGAGGTGGTGCTGGAAAGGTTGCTGAGTCAGCTGCGAATACAGGCGGAGTTGTAACAAAAGGACTTGGAGGTATTTTAGGAAAAGCATTGCCAATTGCAGGTATAGCAATAGGAGCGGCTAGTATATTAGGTTCTTTATTTAAAAAGAAAGACAAAGCTCCAATACCACAAACAAGCGCCGCAATTAGTACAAGCGCAGCTGGTTCGGCTCAGGACTTTGGCGGTGGTCGGGTTGTATTTGAAATATCAGGTACTAACTTAATTGGTGTATTAAATAGAGCAGGCGCAAAATTAACTAGATTTGGATAATGGCATATTTTGAAAAGTATTTTTTTAGTTTTTATGCAGATAGGGATACTCGAATAGTTGGAGGCGTTCCGGATGAGTATGTTTGCAATATTTTGCAGTTAGATTACGCAGGTGAGCCGATTGAGATACAGGCCCAACAAAATCCAATACAGATTAATTATCAAAATACATCTAATTTAAAACTTGATCCTATAATGGGATCTGAGTGTACGCTAAATTTAATAGCAACCGAGGATTTTCAGCTAGAGCAATTATATACCGAAAATGAACGGGAGTTTATGGTTGAGGTTTATAGGAATAGCGATTTGATTTGGACTGGCTTCATTATTCCGGATGGATGTCAGGAGTCCTTTACTTTTGCGCCTTATGCCATATCGGTAAATGCGGTTGATGGATTAGGATTATTAAAAAACCTATCTTATGTGCAAAACGATGGAAATTTTTATTTAGGCAAACAAAGTTTTATTGAGGTTATAAATGCTTGTTTAATTCGATTAGATGCGCCGAGCCTAGTTTTAAATACTTGCGTAAATATTTATGATGTAACGATGACTGAGGGCGATGCCTTTGATCCATTGGCTCAGGGTTTTGTTAATAGCGAACGTTATATAAAAGATGACCAATTTACTCCAATGAATTGCGAGGAGGTTCTAAAATCCATTTTAGAGGAATGGACCGCCGTTATGGTGCAAAGTGAGGGGCAATGGTATATTTTTAGACCAACTGAATTAGCGCTAACAGGCGATTTAGTATTTAGAAAATATTTAGATGGTCAGAGGGTTTACGATCAGCCAACATTTACGGCGGATTTAGATGCTTTATTGGGTGGGGAAAGTGAGGGCATAATTGATGCGCCTTATTTTCATATCAATACAGATCAGTTAAAGATGATTGATAAGCCATACAAAAACGCTTCGATTGCTTATATATATGGTCAAAACAGTAATTTATTAGATAATCCAAGTTTTGAAGGTGCTACATTAGTTGGGCCTGAGGATGTTGAAATTCCAGATTGGACAAAAACAGGAACAGTAGATACTGAATTAGCAATTGACGGAGGGGTAATTTTTTATAAAGTATCCACATTTACAGATACCAATTTTTATGAAAATGACAAAAATGAGTTTATTGCTCAAGGTACTTTATTAAAATTAACTGTTGATTATAAAAGCATACCTGATTTAATAAATACCGATATGGTATTTGGTGTTGAATTAATAGAAGGAGTAAATGTATGGTATTTACAAGCGATTGGAAATGGTCAATATAGTTGGGTTAAAGATGTTGGATTATCAAAAAGAGTTTTATTAAGGTCAGATTTTGGAACATCAACCACATCAATTGTAAGTCAGCCAACTCCTGCTGATGCTCAAATAATATTTAAGATTTATCCTCCGGAAAGTTTATTTGGGGATATTATTTATTACAAAGTTTATTTAACTATTCAAAATCCAGAGGGCGCAGCAATAGGAGAAATTCATACTGCAACTCAAAGAGGGAAATTTACTTTTGTACCTAATACTATTAATGTTTTAAACGGAGATACAAGTATTAAAAGTCTTGGTTCTATTTATGGACCAGATGAGGATACATTAACGAGCGAGTGGAATAGGAGAGGCTTAACAGAGTCTGTTTTAGCTGAGCCATTTGAAGAAAGCAAAGAATTTCTAAGGATTGCAGTTGAGGAAAAACAAAGGTTATACGCCGGTCCATTTGTTCAGTTTGAAGGTTCCATATTTGGATACTTTAATCCTCTGACTAGATGGAGCATTAATTTAATAGATGGTTATTTTATGAATTTAAGCCTAAACTATGATTTGCAGCCTAATGTTTGCAAGGCGGTTTTAGGTAGGATTATAAATGAGGAGATAGCAATGGATTATACATTAGTACCTGATTTTGGGGCAACTACAAAAGTAACAATCAAAGCAACATGATGTTATACATAAACGATATGCCGGTTGGGTGTTTGAGTTCTGTAAGCAGGTCTGAGCAGATTAGTTTTATTCCTACCTGCAAGACAAGTGAGAGTGGCGCACAAACACAATTAGGTAGGCTATGGCAGTACTCAATACCAATGGAGGGCGTTATGACTACGGATAATAGTATCATGTCGTGGACAGGCTTAAAAGCGCTTGAAAGAATTAAAATAAATTGGGAAATAGTTGGAGATGAGATTGAAGCAGGAGAGGGATTTATTGAGAATTTAGAGTTAATCGGTCAGGTATCTGATTTTATTACATTTAGCGCAACTATAACAGGATATGACTAACTTAATGCTTTACATTAATGATTTGCCAGTTGGTTGCTTATTGAGCAATGGGCTGAGTGAGTCTATAAGTTTTATAAAAACCTGCAAAAGTACGCAGGAGATGGGCCAAAAACAATTAGGCCAGTTGCATAGCTATTCTGTAAATTTTGAGGCGGTTTATGCAGTCGATGCATCTGTTATTAGTTGGAATGAGTTAAAAGATTTAGGCAGGTCCAGATCGCTTATGGATTGGTCAATGGTCAATTTAGAAACGGATGAGGGCGATGCAGGCGAGGGGTTTTTAGAGAATTTAGAGATTACCGGAGTATCTGAGGATTTTGTTAAATTTGCGGGAACAATCACAGGTTATGGCCCAATAGTAGATGCAGGAATTGAATATTTTGTTTGGGCGCAATCGCCTGGCAATTTTGTTGATAATGGCGGAGATGAATATGTATTTGTAAATTAAGAGAGATTATGCCAGTAATAAATGGAGTTTATACCAAAGATTTCCCCGCATTAGGCAGGGCGCCAATTGATACGGATATTATCCCGATCGCGGAGTTAGCTAATCAGATAACTTATAAAACAACTTTAGGGGAATTATTTAACGCCAAAGTGTTTGGAACGACTGGCAGACTTTCGAAGTTTACAAGCGCCAATACTTTAGGCAATTCAATCCTGAATGAAATAGGGAATGCGATACATTTAACAAATGCCGGTTCAAGCTATGCAAGTTTTGGGATAATTAATCCCGGCACTCCAGGCGATCCAGGAATTGATAATGATGCTTATATAGGTTCGACGATAAACAATGATTTTACGATTAGGGTTAATAATACAGAGGCCGCAAGATTTGATACCTTATTAAGGTTTAAAATTGCAAACATTGAAAATGCAATTACAGATACGGATAAATTTTTAGTAAGTGATGGCGGAGTTGTTAAATATCGTACAGGTGCAGAGGTTTTAAGTGATATTGGTGCAGCAAGTGCAAGTGGATATGTGCCTTATAGCGGTGCTACAAGCAATGTTAATTTAGGGGCGTTCAATATTACTGCAAGTTCATTAATTAAGGCAGGTGGCGTAGATACGCAATTCCTAAAGGCAGATGGTTCGGTAGATAATAACAATTATTTAACTGCAAACGATTTACCATCGACTTTGAGCCTATATGCTACAAATGTGGCAGCAGCGGTTGCAGGATATTTTAAGTTAGTTACGACTATTGATGACCCTGACTATAATACGATTGCGGTCGATGTACCAACTGGAGCAATTACCACAACCGACCAATTAATAGCGTCTTTAGTATCCCCTGTAAACTTGATTAATGGAAATCCTGGAGTGTTCAATGTAACCACAACAGGAAATATTACAAGAATATCGGGAAGTGGCGAAGCTGAGTTTTATTTTAAGATTTACAAAAGAGATTCGGGCGGTGTTGAAACTTTAATAGGCACTTCTAGTAATACCATACCAGTCATAAATACGGGATATTCGGAGTTTTTCGCAACCGCAATTTGGAACGATGGTATTTTCGGGGTAACAGATTCAATAGTTTTAAAGTATTACGCTACTAGACTTTCGGGGGGTTCTAATCCTACATACCAATTCCAATTTGGAGGTGACCAGCCAGTTAGAACAATCGTACCTATTCCGACCGCAGTAATTCCAAACATATTTTTAGAAGAGTTGGCAGATGTTGAAGATGGTGTGGCATCAAATAACGATGGTATATTTTTCGACAGTTCAGTAAGTCTTTGGAAATACAAAAGCGTTTCTGAGGTTTTAGGATATACACCAGCAAACGATGCGAGTGTTGTACATTTGGACGGTACGGAAACGATTACGGGTAGAAAAACTTTTAATAATGTAAATGGTTTAACAATAGATGAGGTTTCTGGCGCACTTGTACCTACTAAAATATTTTCTTCAAATATTCAAACATTAAATTATGCGGTAAGCAATACATCTAATAATTTTTTAGGTACTTTTTTAGGCACAGTCACAGCAAATAGAACATATTCAATACCAGATATATCAGGTACTTTAGCCTTAACAAGCCAATTACACGATGCAATAACACTATCCGCTATTGGTTCAACTCCAAATGCTAATGGAGCAACATTAACAGGGCAAGTATTAAATTTACAACCTGCATCAGCTTCCTTTGGTGGTGTAATTACAACAGGAAGGCAGACTATTGCAGGGACTAAGACTTTTAGTGTTGATGCTATTATCAATGGTTTAACAATCGGTCATGGCGGAAGCAATTTAGGTAGTAACACAGTTGTTGGCTTTGAGGCTTTATTTTCAAACACTACGGGAGAAAATAATACAGGTAATGGGATTCAATCCTTATTTTCAAACACAACTGGAATTCAAAACTCTGCATTTGGGGCATCCTCTCTTTTATATAACACCACAGGAGATTTAAATTCAAGTTTTGGAAGTGTTTCTCTGCGAGATAATACTTCAGGAAGCAGTAATTCTTCATTTGGAGCATTTTCTCTTTTGTCCAATACAACAGGCTATGGTAATATAGCAATGGGTTATTATGCAGGTGCTTTTACTAATTCGAGTGCATCAAATTTAACCTCCAATAATTCTGTTTATTTAGGTAACGATACAAGCTCATCCGCAAGTGGTAACACAAACGAAATAGTAATCGGTGCTTATGCAAGGGGTGGCGGTTCTAATAGTGCTACTTTAGGAAATACAAGCATTACAAAAACTTTATTGTATGGCAATCTAGGCTTAGGAGTTACACCGAGCGCGTGGGAAAGCGCTTACAGAGCGTTTCAGTGGTCAACGCTTGGAAGCATTTATCAAGGAAACTCCGCCAATATTGGTTTTGGTAATAACATGTATGTAAATAGTGCAGGCAACAACATTTACATTACATCCAACTATGCTACTTTGAGTGACCAGTATAACGGCCAACATCGTTGGTTCACCGCTCCATCAGGCACAGCAGGTAACGCTATAAGCTTTACTCAAGCAATGACCTTGACTTCAACTTCAAATCTTTTAATAGGCAAAACTAATGACGAAGGTTACAAACTAGATGTTAATGGTACTGGGAGGTTTAGTGGGGCGGCTGGGGTTCAAATGAGCAGGTTAAAACTTGTTGAGTCTACATATTCTACAAATTATACAATTTATACAGGAGTAGATAATAGTAATAGTATTGGAATATATAATGAAACAAGCGGTGTTTATAACTTAAAAATAGCCTCCACAGGTGCAGCTACATTCTCTAGTAGTGTGACAGTAAACGGAGCATATAATGTACCATCAACTTCTTATTTTAAGGGTAACGCAAGTTTTGGATTCAGATTTAATAATGCAGCTGATACAACTAATTTATTAGTAATTGCCGATTCAGGTGCAGCTACATTATCAAATTTAGCGGGAACAGGAAGCAGGGCAGTATTGGCAGATGCTAATGGTTTATTATCCGCTCCAGTTTCGGATATTTCAGTAAAAGAAAATATTCAATCAATCGGCTATGGCTTAAATGAAATTGTAAAAATGAATCCTGTTTGGTTTGACTTTGTAGATGATTACAAAAACTTTGGCAAGGGCAGACAAAATGGAAATATTGCACAAGAAATGCAAAAAATAATTCCAGAAGCGGTATTTACAACTCCATCAACTGGCAAAATGGGTATTAATTATGACCAATTACACGCTGTATATATCAAAGCAATACAAGAATTAAAAGCAGAAATAGAACTACTTAAAAACAAATAAAATGAAAACAATCGAATCAATCCCAACATGGGTAAAAGGTCAAGCAGTAACGGCTACCATTTTTAATTTACGCCCAATCGGTGGCGAACTATTTCAAAGTGCTAGTTTTTATTATGCTTTACTAGATAGTGACTTAGTTA